GGGACAAAGTTACGACAGAAAATCCATAAAGTCAAGAGGTACTCTTAACTATTTTTAAACATTGTGATTGTTTATATCTTTGCACTATGAACTATCAGAGGGTTAGTGAAATAGTCTCTAGTCAGCTGTTGAAACAGATTGACGAGGTGATATCTAGCTTTGAGACTCCTCTTGAGTTAGCTCATTTCTTGGCCCAGTGCCATCACGAGAGCGGGGGTTTTACAAAAACTGTGGAGAATTTGAACTATTCTTCGGCTAGGTTGCTTCAGGTCTTCCCGAGGCACTTTAATCAGGACAATGTGGCTACTTATGCGAGGAATCCTCAAAGGATAGCCAACAAGGTTTACGGGAACAGGATGGGGAATACGAAGCCGAATGATGGTTGGGACTTTAGAGGTCGTGGCTATATACAGCTTACAGGGAGAAGCAACTACGAGCTGTTTGAGGGGGAGACAGGGAACGAGGTTTTGGAGAATCCCGCCTTGGTTTCCACGGAATACCCGATGAAGTCTGCGGTTTGGTTCTGGAACCGCAACAAAATTGGGGAGCTTTGCGTGGACTCTACAGATAAAACGATAACCCTTGTCACGAAAAAGATTAACGGGGGCGTTAACGGTTTATCTCATCGTAAAGAGTTAACCCACAAGTATTTAGCGCTTATTGAAAAGTAACTATCTTTGCACAAACTAAACATAAAAATATGGAATCAAGCAAAAGGAAACTATTTAATAAGGCCTTTGCAGCGTCTAGGAAACAAGGAGACCGCTCTTTTGAATTTGAAGGGGGAAAATATCATACTGGTCTAGAAGGCGAGTCAGATAAACAGACTGTAAAAGCGCTAGAAAAGAACTATGAGAAGGTTACTGGAGTACCAAGGAAAGTGACTCCTATGAAATCTCTTGCTATGACCGAAGTCAAAAGGCCAGAAACGGCCTTGATGCCATCGAGAGGGGTTACTCCAATTGAACGTGAGGGGAAAAGAAAAGGCTTGGGAGGATTGGTTGACAGAATTCGTTATAACCGTATGAAGAGGGCTGAAATGAGAGCCGAAGGAAAGCCAGAAGTATCTGGAGTTAACCCACCAAAAGCTACGAATACAGCAACCCCAAAAAAGGAGCCTGTATTTGTAACCGCTATGGCTAACATCAAAGCTAAAGAAGATGAAAGAAAGTCAAGAAAACCAGGACTTGTTGGTAGAATGATTGAAAATGCTAAAGCCAGGAGGGCCGATAGATTAGCTGAAAGAGCTAAAAGAGAAGATGCCAAAGCATCTGGAATAAAAGTCACTGAGAATACTGGTGATTTTATTAGAAATATGGGTAAAGGCAATTCGACTGATTTGCTAAAAAAAGCTATTGCTAAAAGGCTGGCTGGCAAAAAAGCAGGGCAAGCTGACTCCGTCAAGCCCGCTGCAAACGCTACCTCAAATCAAAAGCCAGCGGAAACTGGTCAAAAGCCAGCGGAAACTGGTCAAAAGCCAGCGGAAACCAACTCTACACCAGCAAGCAATTTTGTTACAGGAGCTGGTCCAGGAAACGCAAGGACCGCATTACAGCAGCAATTAAGCACGGCTGTATCCACAGAATCTCTTCAAGATAAAGCTAAAAGGGTAATAAGAGGAGACTATGGTGTTGGTGCAGCCAGAAAAGATAAACTAGGCTCAGACTACGATGCTGTACAAGGAGAGGTTAACAGAATGATGAAAGTTGGGAAAGGTAAAACAAAGACAAAATCCGCTAAAGGTGGTGGGATGATAAAAAAGTACGATAAGGGGGGGAAGGTCAAGAAAGAAACGATGAATATGATCATTGAAAGACAAAAAGAAGCTAGGCTTTATAATCAAAAGCCCCGCCAATTCTATTTTAAGCAAGGAGGACAAGAAGAAAAACTCCCTGAATACCGCAGACGCGTAATGAAAATAAACGGAATGTCTGTGGATCCTGCGGCGTACGAGCAGATTATGAGAGATAACGAGCAGATTATGAGAGATAGGTTGAGGGTCCCTTCTATAAAATCAGCCGTAGATAATACTGAGGTTGTTAAAGTGATTCACCCAAAGCTTAAATCCATAGCAAAGATCGAAAAAATTAGAAAACAGAAGTTTCCTCCTGGAATGACTCCGTATAACCCTGGGAAAAAGCAATTGCCTAAAGCTGAGGCTAAAAATGACTCTACGTCTAACCTTGACACTTACGGAAGCATCCGCGACAGCTACCTTTCTCGTAGGGAGAAGAAGGGAACCACGAATTTTTCATATATGGGTGGAGGGATGATGAAGAAGTACGCCAAGGGGGGGATGATTGAGAAAGAGGGGATGAAACCCAAGGGTAAGATGGATAGGAAGAAAGCCTTTCTAGAGATGATTGCTAAACTCAAAGCCAAGAAGAAATGAAACCAAAGAAGTACAACTACGGGGGGAAGATGGAGGAGGAAGGTGGTCAAATGATTAAAGTGATGGCCCCTTCATTACAGGAGGCGGTAAAACAGATTGAAGCTGCTGTCTCCAAATCTACCTCTAAGCCCTCTCACTATATGGTGAAGGCTTGTTTCTATGAAAGCAAAGAAGAGTAAGTCTGCTAGGTACTACGCTGACAACCCTGAGGCTAGGGAGAAGAAGAAAAGCTACGATACAGAATACCACTCCACAGGGGAGAGGAAGAAGTACAGGGCTTTTTTAAACAAGAAGAACAGGGATGCAGGGACCTACGGGAACGGGGACGGGAAGGACTACGACCACGATGAGCGTAGGATGATTAGCTCCTCACGGAACAGGAGCAAAAAGTAGCTATCTTTGTGAAAACTAAAGACTTACACGATGCCAGCTAATTTACAAAAACAAATGCTAGGGGGTGACGGGGTGATGAGGCTTATTGACTCCTCTTCTCAAATAACTACAGCTTCTGGATACCTATTTGACTATTTGATTGTTAACGAGCCAGCTGTTATTTCAACTCTTGAAGATGAGTTTGGGGTCAGCCTTGCAGTTTCTGCTCAGTGGAATATTGCTTCAAAGACCCTGAACACAGGGATTATCATTATAGGGAAGAACGGGGCACGGATTCGTGCGGTGACTGTAAGCTCTGGCTCAGTCATTGGTTATCAATCAAGGGATTACGGTAATTTAAGAGTCTAACGTATGCTCTTGGGTTATGGGTACTTTATGGCCCCAATCCTCAGAGGGACTGGGATTAGTGCGGCCTGGGTTGCTTACAACAAGCGATGTGATGATAACGGTGCTGCTCCAGCAGAGCCAGCGGTGAATGTCTGCTTATTTCAACGCTACGATTTAATCATAAAAATATAATGTCGACACCGAGCCTACTCATTGTACCTGCTAGACTAAAGGCTGGAACGCTCTTCTCGCAAATCCCAACGAGTGGTGCGGGCGACTTCACGGTAACCCGTGCGACCGTGGCGACCCGTGTGAATGCAAGCGGGTACATTGAGTCGGTGGCATCGGGCATCCCTCGCTTGGACTACTTCGCCAGCGGTGGGGTGGTCGGTTGCCCTGCGTTGCTTGTTGAGCCTGCTGCTACCAATACGCTGTCGGGGTCGGTTAATTTTAGCACAGGGTGGCAAGAATCAAACGTTAACACTGCGTCAGGAATAATATCGCCAAGTGGAAGTGCAAATGCGGTTTTGTACGAAACAACGACAACTGCTGGAAGGGTGCGGCAAACACAAACGCTTGCAAGTGGTTCGACTTACACTTTCTCTTGTTTTGGAAAATTTGGTGCATTGTCAAGCGGGTTTTCATTGAATGTTTTTGATGAAAATGTTACGTCTTATGGTAGTGGCGTTTGTCAAGCGTTTAACCTTAATGAAGGAACTTTAGGGTCAAGCGGAACGGTTGGAGCAGGATTTACTCTGCAAAGCGTTGGAATGGAAAATTACGGCAGTGGTTGGTATCGTTGCAGAATGACTGTGCTGATGGGCTACACACCTGCAGTGCCAAGAGTAGGATTTAGGGTTGGCACAGGATTAAGCCAAGGCAGACCTTTATCCGTAGTAAGCGGAACGGTCAATGTATGGGGCGCACAACTTGAAACAGGCAGCGTAGCCACCTCCTACATCCCCACCACCACCGCAGCAATCACCCGCAACGCCGATACGATTACGGTCAGCGGAGCGGTCAGCGGGAGTATCGGGCAGACGAGTGGTACGGTATATGTTGAATGTCAATCCGAATTTGCCAATAATGACGTTTTAGTGATTCACACAGCAGGGGGGTCGCCAGGTGACAATTTTGTATCAATTACCAAAACACCAACAAATTTTTTTAGAGCAACAATATATGCAGGTGGAGTAAGCGGAACATTTATAATTTTAGAGGAAAGCGTTGCGACAACAAGTTTTGCAAAAATTGCACTTGGTTATGCAAGCGGAAATACGGCCTTATACATCAATGGCAGTTTCATTGCATCAGGGTCAACGGGGTATACATTTAGCGGTGCATTAAATCGCATACAAATTGGGTTAAATATGGTAACGGGCCAAAATCCTACCCGCATCCGTGCCGCCGCACTCTACACCGAAAGGCTCACGAATGATGAGCTTATGCTCCTCACGATGCCTGGGAACAACACCTATCTCCCACAGGCAATATGGGATTACTACCTAGACTCAAGGGCAGGGAATACAGAAGTACCGACTTGCTTGTATCAAAGACACGCTGACCTTATAGACGTATGATTATACTACCAAGCTTAGAGATTGTCCCTGCAAAGTACAACGGGAATATCTTGTTGTCTCAGATTCCAATCAACGGGAGCGGAGACTTCACGGTCACCCGTGCGACTGTGGCTACTCGTGTGAATGCAAGCGGATTGATTGAGTCGGTGGCTTCGGGGATACCGAGGTTGGACTACTTTGCCAGTGGTGGGGTGGTCGGTTGCCCTGCTTTGCTTGTTGAGCCGAGTGGGTCAAACGGAATCCTAAACTCTACCGACACCACAACGAGTTGGGTGCTTGGGGCAAATCTTACAAGCGGTGCGATTGATGTGATTGGCGTGACAGGCAACGAATTAACCGTTGCGTTAAGCGGGAGCAATATTGGTGCGTCAGCAGGGAGGCTTCGGCGCACTAGTATGACTATTGACCTTGCAAGTGGAAGCACTTACACCATTAGTTTTTTTCTTAAAAAAACAGGAGCGCATACAATTGGCGGGTATTATGCCACAATAGGTGGATTGTTAATTGGAAGTGGGTTTGATGTGAGCGGTTCATTTAGTAGTGGCGTAATTACAGGGTTTAATACCGCACTAACAACAAACCGAATCCGCAGGGTTGAGCAATGGGGAACCGATGTTTACCGATGCTCAGAAACCTTTACGATGACGGCAAGTGGAACTCTAACAAATATTAATTTTGCCCCATTATCAGGGGTCACATCGCAATCCAACTCCGCAGTTGATACTGAACTCGGCTTCGCTGCTCCGCAGATAGAACTCGGTTCGGTTCCCACAAGTTTCATCCCCACCACCACTGCAGCAGTCACCCGCAACGCCGATGCGATTTCGGTCAGCGGAGCGGTCAGCGGTGCGATAGGGCAGACCGAGGGGACGATTTATGCGGAGGTGGATGTGACGAATTTGGGTTTTACAAGGTCGTTTATAAACGTGCAAGATTCTTCCTATGCGTCTAATGCTGTAAGAATTGAATCTCATTTAAATCAATGGCGAATACATATAAAAGCCGCAAGCGTTAATGTTTTAGACGAAATTATAGCAAGCCCCACAATTTCTTCAGGAATATACAAAATTGCGATTGCATATAATAATGCCGCAAGTGGAGTTGTATTTGCTGTAAACGGCTCAATAATTTACACAAACGCAAGTGCATTAACAATGCCGTCAGGTATGGATAGAGTCCATCTTGGAACAAGATTGATATCAACTAGTTTAGATTTATTTCTCAACGACCGCATCCGTGCCGCAGCCCTCTACACCACAAGGCTTAGTAATACACAGCTTGCATTGCTCACCTCGCCTTACACATCATACAGCCAAATGGCTTCAGCATTATCATACACACTAGGATGAGTACACCAACCATAAAAGTAGGACAAGGAAACTGGGGGATAAAGGCTAATAACCTCCTCGGTTATGCTAATACGGAGAAGAAGTTTACCCCAGTGGAGTTCACGTCTACCCGTTCGTTAAACACGGCTACAAGGGTGAACGCAAGTGGGAACATCGAGATTGTCAACGCAAACATCCCACGCATTGACTACTTCGGAGGGCAGGCTGCGTTGCTCGTTGAGCCGAGTGCAACAAATTTTGTTCCAAGCGGAACGGTTTTTAATTCATTAACTGGCATATCATATACCAATGTTTCGAGTAGTCCAGCAGTAGATATAAGCGGAACGGTTATAGCCAAAACTGCAACAGGTACGGCAGATTCATACCCCAATCAAGTTTGTTTAACATCGTTGCCATCAGGCTCTACAACTTACACAATTAGCCGTTTTTTCAAATATAATGGAACTGATTTAACAACAAGCCTTGAATTTAATAATAACAACCAATGGGGTGGAACTGCTTGGAAGCAACGTGTTGTTATTTCAGCGGCAAGTGGCGTGACATTGGGAACATCTACGGCTTGCACAGGTAGCGTTGAAAATTATGGCAATGGGTGGTATCGTGTATCTGCAAAATTTACAACAGGCGCAACCCCATCGGGGTCTACACCAGTCACTTACTTGATGATTGTTAGCGGCAGCGTAGCATCGGGGAGCAGTTTTCTTACGGCACTTCCACAACTAGAAACAGGCTCCGTAGCCACCTCCTACATCCCCACCACCACGGGGTCAGTCACCCGCAACGCCGATGTGATTTCGGTCAGCGGTGCGATTGGGCAGTCGGAGGGAACGATTTATGCGGAGGTGGATTTAAGAGATGGTGTTAGAGATACAGTTGGTGGAAACGGCATTTTAGAAATATCCACAAGTCCAACCGATAGAACTAACGCGGTGACTTTTCTAAAAGGCACAACAGCAAACAACATCTTGATTGCTGTAAGAACTAACAGCACAAATGTGTTTGTTCTGTCGGCAGGCAGCTACATTGTGGGAAAAAATAAATTGGCGTTAGCATATAAAAGTGGAGAGACTGTTGCTTATGTTAATGGAGAGCTAAGGACAACATCATCGGAAGCGCTTACATTTACAGGAGCTATGAATTCTGTTAATTTAGGTTTTTATGGCTCATTTTACCTCAACGACCGCATTGGCGCAGCCGCACTATACACCACAAGGCTTACGAATGAGCAACTCCAAGCCCTCACCACATAGCCATGCCGACCTTCCGCAAGTACGCATTCCCAAGCCAAGCCACCGCAGACAAAACGATGCAATCCCTGCAACCGCATGACAACGCCGTGCCGCTTGGTGAGATTGACGGCTTTGTATGCTACGACATTCTATTCCAAGACACACCTCCTGCGGCGTTCACCCCATACATTGTTTGGCCTGCGCCCCTTGGTGTGCATTCCTTTTTGGGATGGGATGAGCAATACATAATCGATTGGGAAAACCATCATAATGAAAGCGAGCAAGAAACCGAGTAAGATAATGGTGAAGGCCCCAGATGGATATCACTGGATGAATAAAGGTGGGCGCTTCTTTTTGATGAAGCACGACGGGAAGTTCAAACCCCACGATGGGGCATCCTTGGAGATGCCGTTCAAAGTTATTTCTCGTCATTGAGAAAGATAGGTATCTTCCCCTCTAGCTTATTGTAGAGCCTCTGAATAATCATTCTAGCTCTTTGCGTTATCGCAAAGCGTATGCTAAACTTTTGGCTTTGAGGGATTCTGAATCTTTGCCTATCCTCGTTGCTGATATCCCCGTTGTTGATGTAGTTGATAATCATCCCCTTCTTCCTTAAAGGCTCAAGGACATCCTTCTTGAAATTTATATGACCGTCATAGGCAAGCTGTGTAGCTGCGTACCTAGCAGTAAAGAACTCAAGGTCGTATACAAACAGCAAAACATCAATCTCCACCTTCTTTAGGTCCTCGTTCCTCATAATGTCGAGGAAGGCCATCTTGTGGTATTTGAGGTAGTTCTTCCCAATCTTGCTCCTGTCTTCTTTCCTAAATTCTCTTACGACGAGTACGGTTCCCTGCTTTTTGGGTTTGGGTGTCTTATGAGTAGCCATTTATTGAAGTATATTTGTGCAAATTTAATTCATATGACTAGAAAGCAATCAAAGGACTTCGCTGAGGAGTTCAAGTCCCTTAACAACCAAATCCAGGCTCTCCTTATTAAATACGGGGCTGGTCCAGGCTCGTTCTACGTGAACACAATAGGTATCAAAGATATCGAATTTGAAGAAGAAGAGCAAGACGAAATTGAAAGGCTCATCAACCCGCTTCCTGAGGATGAGGCCAGGATTGATGTGTTCTACGCTACAAATTTAACCGATGTAGACGAGCTAGAAGAGGTTTTAGACAACGTATACTACGCCCACTCAAGTGAAATGGCTAAGGAGAGAAAAGAACGCATTATGCGTAAGACTCCCCCAGAAAAGGGCTCTACAACGGCCTCTGACTGGATTAACCTTAATTGACATGATACGCAAGATTATTATAGGCGTAAACCCTAAAGACGCTATGGCTTACTTTATCGGTATGCCAGCTGGTGGAGGCCAAGTAGTGGCTATTGTTGAAAACGATGAAGGGGACCGCTTTGAGGTGTTTATTGAGAGCACTGAGGGGACTTTGCACTGGAAAAGCATTAAGAATATGCCTGTAATTGTTGAATATGACTGCAAATTCTAAGATAACCCCTGTTCACGACTTCTTGGTGAAGCTACCAAAGAAGTTCAAAGACAGCTTTAAGATGGCGGGGAAGGAGTTCTATCTTGAAAGCAAATTCAGGGAGTTTGAAAACCGATACTGCTATGGAGAGGTTGTTGGAGTGCCATTGAAGCACGAGACCCCTGTTCGTGTCGGGGACATACTCTATTTCCACCACCACGTTGTTCTTGACGCAAGGGCCGAAATAGATAAAAACCTGTACCTCGTAAGATACAGCAAGACAGGGGGTCACGGGACTCAGGCCTATGCCTACAAGAGAAACGGGCATCTTAGGCTCTTCTCCGATTGGGTGTTTGTAGGGATTGAAAAGGAGGAAGGGGAGAAGACTAATAGCGGGATTATCTTGTTGCAACCATCGGTCAAGAAGAATATGGCTACGATTTTGTACGAATCCGACGAGCTTGACAGGGAGGGAATCAAGAAAGGGGACAAGGTTTACTTCGCAAACAACGCAGACTACGAAATGGAGCTCGAAGGGGAAACCGTTTACAGGATGCGTATTGATGACATTCTGTATGCAGAAAAAGCCTAAGTTCTCAACCATTGAGGCTGCTCAACAGCTTCTGACATCGATGGAGCACGCCATCACCAATCTTATTGAAGAGGTGCGTAAACCTATCCCCCAGGAGCTTGTTGGGGCAGCAAGAAAGGCTGAGCTGTCTGCGATTAAGCAAACGGTTACAGACGCTAGAGAGCTGTTGCAAGAGAGGCAGAAGATTGAGGAGATGATATCCTCACTAAGGGAGGATGGTGAACTTGAGCAAGAGTCAGACTACTCAAGTGGCTTTGCAGAAGAATTCGCTAAGTAATGGCTGGATTAAAGAATGTCAAAGGTTTCAAGGAGCCTGTCGTCAACATTTGCCCTGACGATACTGCTGGGGAAATCGTTGAGATTGCTGAACTTATCATCCAACTCCCCAAACAGATTGAAAAAAGTAAGATTCTGTTTCGGAATCTTCCGCAAAAAGACCAGAAATGGAATCGATTAGATGTTCCTAGGGAGCTAGAAAAGATTCGCTCGATGGACGAGTGGAACCAACAGCCCAAGGAATTCAAAGACAAATACTCCCCCTACATCAAACAAGAGTTTGAAAGGCGCAGAAACGGGGTGTGGTTCTACAACAACGGGGAGCCCACCTACATCACAGGGGACCACTATATGCTCCTACAATGGAGCCAGATGGATATTGGCTATGGGGGATACCTTGAGTTTCAGAGGAAGCTATTTATCCACGCAAAGGCTTGTTTTGTTGACCCTAGATGCTTAGGGCAGCTTTACATTAAATGCCGTCGTAGTGGGTACACAAACATAAGTTCGGCAATTACAGTTAACGAGGGGACATCCATCTCCAACAAGGTTCTTGGTATTATGTCCAAAACAGGTAAGGATGCCCAAGAGAACATCTTTATGAAAAAAGTCCTACCGATGTATCGGGGCTACCCATTCTTCTTCAAGCCTATCCAAGACGGTACAACCAATCCAAGGATGGAGCTAGCCTTTAGAGAACCTGCTAGGCGAATCACAAAAACGAACAAGACTATCGGTAAGACAGAGGCTCTGGACACGGTTATCAACTGGAAGAACACAACTTCAAACGCCTACGACGGTGAAAAGCTCCATCTGTTGTATTTGGATGAAGCAGGCAAATGGGAAAACCCTATGGACATCACAGAGGTATGGCGAATCCATAGAACCTGTCTGATTGTTGGTAAGAAGATTGTCGGTAAGGCTCTAGTGGGTAGCACGGTTAACCAGTTGGACAAGGGGGGGGCAAATTTTCGTAAGCTCTACAGCGACTCAGACCCCCTAGAACGCAATGAAAACGGTAGGACAAAATCTGGTCTATACCGCATCTTTATCCCCGCCTACGAGGCCTTAGAAGGCTTTTTTGACCCATACGGTAAGCCTATCATTGAAAGACCTAAGCACACTATCAGGACGATGGACGGGGACTTTGTGAACACTGGCTCAAAGGTTTACCTGTCAAACGAAAGAAAGGCGCTTAGCAAGGATGGATACGAACTTAACGAGGTTATCAGGCAGTTTCCTTGGACTATTGACGAGGCATTCAGGGAATCCACAAAGTCCTCACACTTTAATATTAGTAAGATTTACGAGCAGTTGCAGTACAACAGGGAGCTATACCCTTTGCCTGTAATTAGGGGTAACTTCGTTTGGAAGGATGGTGTACAGGACAGCGAGGTGGTTTGGTCTGCTAGCGAGAACGGGAAGTGGAGGGTTTCTTGGCTACCTCCAACTCATCTGAGAAACAACAAGGTAACGAGGAACGGGAAGTGGTATCCAGGGAATGAGCTTATAGGCTGTGGGGGGGTTGACTCCTACGATATTGACAACACGATGGATGGTAGGGGTTCTAAGGGAGCCTGTCACTTATTCAATAAATTCAATATTGAGCACCCATCCAACCTGTTTGTTGCCGAATACGCAGAGAGGCCACCTCTTGCGAGGATTTTCTATGAGGACATCCTCCAGGCTGCCGTATTCTTCGGATACCCATTGCTCATTGAAAACAATAAATATGGGATTGTCCGATACTTTGAGGCACGAGGCTACGACGGGTTCGTCCTTGACAGACCAGAACATCTCAGGGCTCCACACAGCAATGCAAATATAAAAACCAAGGGGATACCCTCTAATAGTCAGGATGTTATCCAGGCCCACGCACAGGCTATTGAGTCGTATATCCACGAGCACGTAGGCATCAACGACGACTCAGGAAACTACGGGAAGATGTATCTGGAGAGAACTCTGGAGGACTGGATTAACTTCAAGGTGGACGACAGGACCAAGTACGACTTAACGATATCCTCTGGTCTTGCCCTTTTGGCAGCTCAGAAGTACAAGGTTGCTAAGCCAAAAGCCAATTTGTCAGAAAAAATATTTTTTAGGAAGCACAAACCCATAACTCGCTTATAATCAAAGGATTTTGAGTATATTTGTAGCCAAATTGACCAATCGAAAGGAATGGCTAAAAACATAAACTTCCCTAGTGGGAACTTTCCTAATCCGTTAGCTCCGACAGAGGCGAAGCAGACCAAAGAGTACGGGTTAAAGTATGCAAGGGCCATTGAAGGCCAATGGGGCAGAACCGATGACGCACAGAGTGCGTTTGCTAGGCGATACGGGGAGTTTGAAAGGAACAGGGATTACGCCAACGGAACCCAAGATGTAGCTATCTACAAGCAGATTCTCACATCGTTGGACCCCAACAACGGGGACGGTTCTTTGATTAATATCGACTGGTCCCCAGTCCCTATCGTCCCTAAGTTTGTTCGCATTGTCGTCAACAAGATTCTAGGTCGCAAGCCCTACCCTAATGTGGAGGCTGTTGACCCACTTTCTATTTCAGAAAAGGAAAAACAGAAAGCTAAAGTTAAGTTTCAAGTTCAAAATAAAGAGCTTATTCAAATGGCAAATCAGGCTGGTGTTAATACTGGCGTTGACGACAAGAATATCCCAGAAACCCCAGAAGAAGCCGAGATATTCCTTGAGAACAACATAAAAACCAATGCGGAGATAGCTTCACAGATTGCTACAAACTTAACCCTTGAATGGAATGATTTTAACGATGGCGTTTTTAGACGTTGCGTAAATGACTTTGTGGCTTTAGGTATGGCTGTTGTAAAGCGTGAAAATGACCCTAATTACGGGATTACCACAAACTACGTTGACCCAGCTTACTTTGTCCACTCCTACACAGAGGACCCCAATATGGCTGACCTTACCTACGCTGGTCACATCAAAAGGCTTAGCATTCAGGAGCTAAAAAGGATTGCAGGGGATGAGCTAACTGAGGAGCAGTACGAGAAGATTGCTAGGGATGTTCAGTACAAATACTCCAACAACCCAGGGAGAATCGGTTATTCAAACTACGACAGGTACACGAACCGTATGATTTACGGGTACGACGAGTACATTGTTGAGGTGCTTGACTTTGAGTTTATGTCTGTTGACAACGTGTTCTACGAGAGCAAGGAGTCTAAGTTTGGTAATGTAGGATTTTACTTCAAGGGGGTTGTGTACACCCCACCACGTGAAAGCGTGTACGATAGGCAACCTTTTAAAATGTCTTATGCCACGGTTTACGGGGGCACTTACGTTCTTGGGACCGATATGATTTTCGCTTACGGGATGAAGAAAAACGTGCCGAAGAATGTTCACGACATCACAAGGGCACGTATGTCCTATAGTGCTGTAGCCGTAAATATGCGTAGACTACAGCCCAAGTCAATGGTTTCAACGGTGATTGGCTTTGCTGACCAGCTTCAGATTACCCACCTCAAGATTCAGCAAGCTATCGCTAAAGCTAAGCCTGACGGGCTTATTATTGACATAGAGGGCCTTGAGAATGTGCAGCTTGGCCAAGGAGGGGACTTACAGCCTTTGCAGATTCAAGACATCTACGAGCAGACTGGTGTGTTCTACTATCGCTCCAAGAACCCAGAGGGTGGCTTTCAAAACCCCCCGATTCGGGCTATTGAAAATCAGATTCGGAACATCAACGAGCTTGTGGCTTTATACAACCACTATCTGCGAATGATTCGTGATACCACGGGTATTAACGAGGTTGTCGACGGTTCAACGCCGAAAGGTGATGCTTTGGTTGGAGTTCGTCAGCAAGCAATTGACGCTTCAAACAACGCTACTTACGACATTACTCATTCTTCAATGATTCTGTTCAAGAAGGTTTGCGAGGACATCATTAAGTGCCTTCAGATTCTCCCTACTGAATCGGTTATCTACAGGGTATATGAGAATGCTATCGGTAAAGCGAATATGGAGGTTCTGTCATCCTTTGCTGACCTACCGATGTACAACTTTGGGGTAAAGGTAGTCACAGAAATGAATGAGACAGATAAAGCTTATCTTGAAGCTAATATACAATCGTCCTTAGCTCAGAAGGAAATAGACCTTGAAGATGCAATAGCTATTAGGAGATTAAAGGATGTGGACCAGGCTGAAATGATGTTAATTGTCAGAAGGAAGAAAAGAGTTCGGCAAAATTCCGAATTAGCTGCTCAAAATAGTCAAATGCAAGCACAGGCTAACCAAGAAACCACTATGGTTGCTTCTCAAGCAAAGATTCAAGAGCTACAGGCTCAAGCTCAACTTGAGGCCCAAAAGATTCAACTAGAAATGGAGGCAAAAGCCCAATTGCTTCAAACAGAATATGCTCTTAAAATGGAGTTAGCTAGATTGGAAGCGGATATGAGAAATATGGTTACTCAAGGTGATAAGATGTTCAGAGAACAGCTCGAAGACAAGAAAGAGAAGGCTAAGGATGAGCGTGTCAAAGCTCAAGCTATTGAGCAATCCAAGCTAATCAGCCAAAGGAAAGGCGAAAGAGGCGAACTGATGTCTGCAGACGAAGAGCTTATGAATAGTATCTTTGGTGGCCAGCAAGAAATGACACAACCAGCTTAAAATGAGCACTTTAAGACTAGACCAAGCCCAAAGAGTTGACATCGTTTGCAGACGTGGAGACACGTTCAAGATGGTCGTCAATGTCAGGGACTCCTCTGGTTCTGTTGTCAATGTTTCTGGTTCTGTCTTTACCTACAATATGGAGGTTCGTGAAACCGACGCAGCTACTGGCACAGCAGTTATCCCGACAAACGCAACTGGCTTTGTTTTCTCTGGGAATGCAAGCGGTGTTCTAACGGTCACTGTTTCTTCGACGACAATGGCTAGCGTAAGTTCTGGTTTGTATGTGTATGACCTTCAGACCACAAGAGCATCCGATAGCCTCGTGCAAACTTGGCTGTACGGGACATTCCTAATTAATGAAGACGTAACGATAACTTAATATGATTAAGCCGACTGTTGAAACTACGATTATAATTAGAACCGAAGCAGATGGGCCACCACCGCTATGGCTTGCTATCCCTGCACAGGAGGCGTATGCACTTAACTTTCAACCGCAAAGGGAGCTTAATCTTGTTTATGACCAACAGGTAACCGCAGGTATATTCGACTTCACCTTTGACTTAACCTTTGAGTAATGGCTGTACAGACAAGAAGTCAACTGGAGGCAAAAGCCGCAACGATTTCCTCTGAAACCACCGCAGGTGCGAACACCGCTGCCCGTGTGGGTGGCTTGTTCGATGACCTTGCCGATAGCGTAACGCTCAATGGGGAAAGAGGGTTGATGTCACTATTTGTAGGTTCACCAGTTGCGTTTGCTACTGTTAGTGGGTCTACTATTCTTTTGGATACCCTAATGACCGAAGGTGAAGATTTCGGAACCGTTTTTGAATCATCTACTCATACAATAACCTATACAGGTACTTTGACTTCAGTTCTTCGTATTGCTGCACTGTTGTCGTTTGCTGGCACTAATAACAGAGAGTACACATTTTATCTTGCTAAAAATGGCAGCATTATAGCTCAATCCGCTTGCGAGGTTACAGCTAAAGGAGCTCACGCTCATTCAGCATTTTGCGAGGCTTTTGTAAGAGCGGATGCAAATGACGAGTTTGACATCTATGTGCTAGCTAGCGCAACCGATAATATAGAAATAGAGTCTTTAACATTCTCTGCTTTTACAATATGAAAGAACTACTTGCTGTCCTTGAAAAATTTACCAAGGAGCCCATTGCTGGGTTGCTATTCTTCACCATTATCTGTGTTGGTTATCTGTACCTTGATAACAAGACCAACTACCAGCATCAGATTGAGGCTTGTGGGACAAAGGTTGATATGCTTGAGAAGAAAGTAGGCCTTCTTGAAGACAGGCTCAAGGCTAGTGACAGCCTTCTCGTTAGAGCCTTGGTTAAGTTAGAATCTATAAACGCACAGCAATGAAGTACCTACTCTCAATCTGTTTGATTCTCTGCTCTTATTCTTGTACAGAGCAACCTATCAATGCTAAAACCAAGAAGCCTTGCTGCAATGACAGCATACCTAGCGCTGTAGACACCTTGGCTCTTCGTGTTGAGCACGTTATCCACGAGCTTGACAGCAAGCAAGCTGTTGCAAAGCCTATTAAGCCAAGTTCAGCTAAACTAAAACAGCTTGAAAAAGAGAACAAGCACCTCAAGGACAGCATCAAAGAAATCCACGAATACTTCGTCTCAGAACTGAAATGAGATGGATAACCGCATTAAGAACCTTATCAAAAAGCTTCGTAAATACGCTAAGAAGGTGGTCAAATATCGGAGATAGTTTTTGTACTATCTTTGCAACCAACTGTAATTCAATTATTTATGGAAACAAACTTCAATCCGCTCGAAAACTTGGCTAAGGACCTTGGAATCGAAATTTTCGACACTCCACCAAATCCCGAACCGCAAACTGAACCATCGGATGCCAGCTCCGAACCAAACGCTGGTGATAGTTCTTTGACATCAGACCCTGAGTTTCAAGGTCAGCCAGAATACCAATCTCAGTCCGAGGATGACAATAATGCAGTGTATATGCAGGGGTCATACGAAGACCAAGGTGGGCACTATGATGATGGTGTTTCCGACGAGGAGACACTTGATTTTATCGACTCGTATCTAGAAGAGAAGTTCGGGGCTGGACTTGAAACTCTAATGGGTCAAACGCAAGAAACAAATATCGATGAGCGGTTGCTGCCCATCCTTGAATTTGTTCGTGACACAGGGCGCTCCCCTGAAGACTGGTTTCGCTATCAGATGCTGAACCCATCCGAAATGGATGATTTAAATCTGGTTAGGTTACAAATGTCTGCAGAGCACCCTCAGTTGTCTCAAGAGGATATCTCTATGCTTATAGAAACTAAGTATAAGATTGGAGATGACTTCCTCGAAGAGAAAGAACAAAAGATGGCACAGCTTCAGCTCAGGATAGATGCTAATAAAGCTCGTCAGGAGATTGAGAATCTCAGGAACGGATACTTGGCTAGAACCGAAACGGGAGAATACCAAGAATACGAACCTGAATCGTTTGTAAACGAGCAATGGCTTCAAGAAATGTCTAGTGAGATAGATGCACTTGAGGGGATTAACTTTGAGCTTAATGGCGAGAAGACGTTCACCTTCGGTCTAAACGATGCTTACAAGAACAGCTTGAAATCAAAAAACGCTCAACTGGACTCATTCTTCGACCAATACGTCGACGGTAACGGGCAGTGGAATCACGAGCTGTTTGGTATGCATAGAACCGTTGTAGACAACATTGACGAAATTGTCAAGGCTGTTTACAGTCAGGGACTGTCGGACGGACAGCGGAAGATTGTACAAAACGTAGCCAACGTACAAACAGGCGCTCCTAACGCAGGGCCTGGAGGTCAGACTGACACCCTGTTAGCACAGCTTGAAAGCATTATGGGTCAA